GGCTTCAGTCTGGAACGCCCACGTGACACCAGCAGACGAGACGCCTTTCCACTGGTTCGTGTTGACGGTGACCTGCTTGGCGATCGACAGGAACGGATTGCCTGATTCCTGGGCGGTCAAAATGATTGAAGGATCAATGAAAACAGGGATGCCAAAACCACCCGCTGTAGTCGTCCAGTCACCCAGAGCACGGAACTCGTACCACGCCTGGACTGCGCGGTTCTCCTCCGGCGTCAGGACCGGGTGGACGTCGGTGACCATCTTCATCCACGCCGTCCGGTAGTCCTCGTTCTCGGTGACGAGGATGCGGCGTGCGGTGATCGTGTCCCGGCGGAGCATCTTCTCCACCTGGGTCTTCTGCGCGTCGGACAGGTCGGACGCGTCGCGGGAGTCCAGGACCCGCAGCGCCTTGTCGCGGGCCTCGGGGTTGGTGAGCCGGCGGGTGTCCCCGGCGGGATCGTCGAGGCCGTACCGGATGTTGGCCATGGCCTGCTGCACCACGGCCGGGCGACGGCGGAACACCTCGGCGATCTTCGTGTGCTTGTCGAGCCGCTCCACGATCTCGGTGCGGAGGTCCATCCCGTCGTTGAACGCGGACTCCTCCTCGTCGGACAGGTCGCGGAGCTCGCCCTCGTCGGACTGGTGCAGCGACTTCAGGTGCGCGTCGAGTACCTCGAGCATCTTGCGGAGCTCGTCGGGGGTGCGGCCGCGGAGGTCGTCCATGCTCTCCGGCATGAACGGCTCCTGCACCTCGGTCTTCTTCTCAGGCATACGGTTGTCTCCTCATGCGCCAGGCGCGGCCCCGCAGGGCCGCCCGGTTTCCGTTGGCTGGCGACGGCTCGCCGTTTCCTGGCTGCACGTCATCTTCTGGTTCGTCACCGCCGGGGGCGCTCCGCGCGCCGTCCCGCCCGGTGAAGTCTTCTAGCGGCAAGCCGGAGCGGACCCCGGCTTCGATGAGTTCCGCGGACAGGCCGCACGCCCGCAGCGCGTCCTCGAACGCGGGGGCGTCCACCTGCCGCAGCCGGTGATAGAAGTCGTCGGTGCCGGACCGGATCCCGGCCGACGCGCCGGGGTTCGCCGGGAACGTCACCGGGCCGAACTCCAGCACCTTCATCGCCGTGATCGTCCGCTCCGGCAGGCCGTCCGGGTTCGCGTCGGACCGGGCCGGCTTGTCATCCCACTCGTCGCCGGTGACCCGCATCCGCATCGACGCCCCGTACACGCCCGCCTTCAGGCCCGGCAGCAGGTCCCGGTTATAGCTGGTGTCGAACAGCGGCACCTCATAGTGGGGGCCGTCGCTGCGCTCAGTCAGCGACGCGATCGGGCCGAGGACCTTGTTGCCGATCTGGGCGTCCATCCCGTGGTCGAACAGGACCCGCATCGAGTCCCTGTTGTCGCGGATCGTGTCCGCGGTCGCGCCCGGGGCGACTCGCTCGAGGAAATCACCCTCCATCTTGGACGACACCCGGTACCAGCGGCCGAACTCGGAGAACCGGCCGGTCAGCGTGCCCAGCGAGCCGTCCTCGGCGGGCTGCAGCTCCATGCCGCCGCCGGAGCGGACCACATCCAGGGCCGGGGCGAAGTGCGTCATGTGCTTGCTCTCCTTCGCGTGAGCCTGCTTCATGTAGCCCGGCATTGTCGCGGTGATGATGTTGGTGGTCAGCCCGTCGGCGTCGAGCGGCGGGACGCCGGCCTTCAGCAGCAGGTCCCGCAGGGTCGTCCACTTGTGGACGGCCCCGGACCACTTCGCGAAACCCTCGCCGGCGGTCCAGTACTTCCACAGCGCCGACCCGTGGCCGTACTTCAGGTCAGATCCCCTGTCAGCCATTGCCTGCTCCTCCCGTGCCGCTGTCCGCCGGCAGTACCGCAGGGACAGGTGCCGCCGGAGTTCCCGGCAGGGCCGACCCCGGCGGCTGGAGCTGGACCGACAGAAGGCCGCCGTGCTTGAGGAGCGATACGTCCTGCCCCCGGACCGCCGCCACCGCCGACTCCGGCGTGAATCCCTCCTTCACGTAGGAGGTGATCGTCACGGCCTTCACCGCCTCGATGTCAGCGGCGTCGCGGGCGTCCTCCCGCAGGATCGGCATGTCCGCCGTGTCGAACCACAGCTCCGCGTCCGCCGGGACCTTCACCACCGACGCCAGCGAGTTCGCCAGGTCCTGCAGCGTCGGGTACACCCACGTATCCGCCATGATCCGCCGGGCCATCCCGAAGTTCCCCGCGTTCAGGCTCGACCCGGCCAGGCCCTCCGAGATGCCCAGCACCGCCGCCGGGACCCGCGACAGCACCGACAGCCGCGTCTCGTTCCGGCCCTGCACCGCGGCCAGGTCCAGCTCCTGCAAGTTGCTGCCGATCACCGTCGCGTCGGCGCCCTGAGTCAGGTACAGCGTGCGGTAAGCGTTCGCGACGCCCGCGTGCCGCTCCTCCATGTCATTCACCAGGTCAGTGAACGCCTCCCGCGACACCGCCGGGATCCCCTTCACCACCAGGTTCGGCGTGGCGCCCTGCTCGAAGAACCGGATCTTGTGCTCCGACGCGAGCCGGTCACCCTGCATCTCCCGGATCGCCGGCGTCAGCCACGACATGCCCAGGCCCGTCATCTCCGGGTCCGGCAGCGGCGACCAGTGCGCCACGTCCCGCGGGTCCAGCAAGTGCGGCTCCCCGACCCCGACACCCCGGTTCGCGTAGACGTAGCCGATCAGGTCCGCGTCCAGGGCGCCCGACGGCCAGTCCGGCTCGGCCTGCGACCCGTAGATGATCCCGGTCCAGTCGGGGCGCAGCACCCGCAGCCGCCCCGGCTGCCGGTACACGAACGCGTTCCCGGCCAGCCCGGCGTGCCACTCCATCCGGGACACCAGCTCGCCCGTCGTGCCGTTCGGCCACGGCCGCTCGATCAGCCCCAGGTCGGGGTTCCCGAACGTCCGCCGGGGCGTCGCCCGGTGCCACGGCGGGTTCCTGAAGGTAAACCTGGCCTGGGACAGCACCAGGGCGCGGACCATCTGCGCGGCGAACGCCGGCGGGCACGCCTGGAGCGCCGCCCGGTATCCCGGCAGGCTGTTCGCGATCTCCGCGGCCCGGTTCCCGGCCAGGGACTGCTGGCCCAGGCCGAACGGGTACGACGTGCTGCCGTAGGAGAACTGGCCGCCCGACGGGATCAGGTAGTCGCTGATCCACGAGTCGATGCTGTACCGCTGCTCGTCACGGCCGCCGCGGCGGGCCGCGCGGGCATTGACCCGGTCAAGGACGCCCACTCATGGCCTCCCGACCTGGTTAGGGTGCTCGCTGCCCGGCCTTGGCCGACTGCCAGCCTTCGATGACCGCGGAACCGCACCAAGCCAGCGCCAGCCATGACAGCGCGCACGCCTTGCATGCCAGCCAGCCGAGGCCGAACAGCAGCGACGCGACGACGACCAGGACGGCCCGGCCTGGGCGGGCATGCCGGGCGCGGTGCTCGATGCGGTCCAGAGGTATGCGCTCAGCGACGGATGTCAACGTTTGGGCTCCTCAGCGCCAGGATCCGAAAAACGGTGTCGGCGGGGCCGTCCCGTGGGTCATGAACCCGTGCCTCGCTAGGGTGATCGCCTCCAGCGGGGCGTTGCAGGCCGTGGCGCCGTGCCATGACCACGCCCACGCGTCTTTCAGCGTCCGGGTCCGCGTGCCCTTGACCGCGTCGTCGAGCGGGCCCTGGCCCAGGTGGCGCCACCGGTCGTTCTTCACGTCATCGGCGAGCGCCCCGCACGCCTGCGCGTACTCCCGCGCGCCCGTCACCTGCAGCCGCCGTTTCCCCGGCGGCGGATCCTTGCCCGGCGCCGTCACCACGAACCCGCGCTCGACCAGTTCCTTGACGAACACCTCGGCGCCGCCGGCGCCGTTCAGCACCAGCACGCACGGATCATGCCGCTCCGCGAGCTCCACGAGCCGGTCCACCAGCCCCGCCGTCCCCGGCCGGACGGGTTCCGTCAGCTCGCCGTGACCCAGGCCGTCAGCGCGGCGGCCCGCCACCGCGATCGACGTCGCGCCCGGCCACGGGGACTCGTCGGACGCCACCGCGAACGCCAGCGCCACCGGGCCGCTGATCTGCGACCCCGGGTCAGCGCGGTCACCCCACCCGCCAGCCAGCATGCTC